TTTAGCTATTATTATTGAAGCAACTAAAAGTACTCTTAAAAGAGATTTTGGTAAAAATCATCCAATGCAGACCATTACGGATTCTCTTGCTACAGTACATACATTACCTAATGGTAAACAAGTTACCGATTTGAATTATGGTAAAGTATTTGTTACCAGAAAACAAAAAGAAGTGAAACCACCAGAGGATCCCTTGACAACCAAATAGGGAAATGTTATAATATATTATGATTATAGTTGATGTAAACCAAATAATGATTTCTAATCTAATGGTTCAAATCAATGGTAGAAATGCTGTTGAATTAAATGAAAATTTAGTTAGACATATGGTACTAAATAGCTTGAGAGCCCATAATAAAAAGTTTAGAAAAGATTATGGAGAAATGGTAATCGCTTGTGATAGTGGTAAGGTATGGCGAAGACAAGCATTTCCTAATTATAAAGCAGGTAGAAAAGCAAATAGAGAAAAGTCAGAACATAATTGGGAACTTATATTTGATATACTTGCTAGAGTTAAAGATGAAATTAAAACATTTTTACCTTACAAGGTTATAGAATTAGAAACAGCAGAAGCAGATGATATTATTGCTGTTCTATGCAGACGAATAAAAGAGAAGATATTAATATTGAGTGGTGATAAAGACTTTATACAATTACATAATGAAAGAATAAGACAATACAATCCTGTGCTTAATAAATTTGTAGGCAAAGACGAAAACCCAAGTCTATATATTAAAGAGCATATTTTAAGAGGTGATAGAAGCGATGGTATACCAAATGTTCTATCAGATGACAATGTTTTTATTGAAGGTAGAAGACAAACACCTTTAAGTAAAAAGAAAGTAGAGTCGTGGGTTAATGAAGTAGTACCTACCTTTACTGAAGAGCAACAAAAAAACTATGAAAGAAATAGACAATTAATAGATTTAAATTGTATTCCAAAAGAATTAGAAGACAAGATAAATCGTGAGTTTGAAAATATTGAAGTAGCAACCAGAGATAAAATACTGAACTACTTTATAACAAAAAAACTTAAAACTTTAATTGAGGTTATAGATGAATTTTAAACCTCAAAAGAACTGTTAAGGAGAAAAATAATGGTTATAATTAGAAGAAATGCCGATGGGACAATTGCAAATCCTAGTGTGGCAAATACAACACAATCACATCCAGCATTAGCAACTAAAAGAGGAATGCAAGCGTTGGCAGACGCAGGCAGATCAGTCCCACTTTTATTTAGCGAAATTGCTACTAAAATAAACAACGCAAAAGATAAACCTAGAAAATTAAAAGTATTACAGGACAATGATTCAGTTGCTTTAAGACAGGTTTTAAAAGGTGCGTTTGATCCTAACATAGTATGGGAATTACCAGAAGGTGATGTTCCATATACAGTAAATGACGCTCCAATAGGAACTGAACATACTGTATTGAGTCAAGAAGCAAAAAGACTATATCTTTTCACAAAAGGTGGAGATAATTCTTTAACTAATAATAGGAGAGAAACGCTTTTTATTCAAATGTTGGAAGGTCTTTCAGCTGAAGAAGCAAGGTTTTTGGTTACTGTTGTGAACAAAAAAATTAATAATGAGTATAAAGGTTTCACAGCAAATCTTGTAAAAGAAGCATTTGATTGGGACGACAATTTTATGAAAAAAGAAAAGAGACCTTCTTTTCAGGTATAAACTTTAATAAAAACCCTTATATTTCAATGCTTTTAGACGCCTTTAAAGTGTTGATTTATAAGGGTTTTTTTATGTGGAATAATTCAAAAAATCGCATAAAATAAGGGTTTTTTATACCAGAAAGTGCTTGATTTCTTTACTTAAATAGTATATTATATACTAGTAATTATGACGATAGAACACGGACTTATATTATTCGTAATAGGTATGACCGTATCAATAGTTGGTATGTTCATTGCTTATTATATAGGTAGTAAACCTAAAAAGAAAAAAGAATTGCCTAACCCATTAAAAGAATTATTTAGAAGATAAATACATTATGAAATTGACTGCTAAAGAGAAAAATATCTTAAAATTATTAGTACAAGGAAAAGGTCAATTTAGTACACCCACAATACCTAAAGACTCATATGAAAAAAATTTAGATGATATTGTAAAATTGTATTTAAAAGGACTATTGACTTTTCAAAGAGAATACGATATTGATTGGGTTGGTCCTTCTAATGAACACCAAGTAAGATTTAAGTGGTATGTTATTACCATGGATAAAAAGAAAACACTAAAAGATATTAAAAAAGTTTTGAAGGAGGGATCAATTGCCTAGAGAGAATAGTAAAATTAAATGGCAAAGATGGTTAGATAAGGCTTGGTTTTGTACTAAAATCTTTTTTGGTTTATGTATAATTTCTGCTCTTGCTTTTGCTGGCGGTACATTTTATCCTAATCCATCAGCAGTATCTAAAGTTAATAATAAATTAGACAAATTCTATGTAAATAAAATGAGTGAATTGGATAAGTATTATGTAGATAAAATTGAAGAAATGGATTTCCAAGAACCTGAATTTACATACATTAATGATACTCAATTTGTAAGAGCAACGCATAAATGTATTGATTATATAAACCTTACAACACCTAAACATTTAAGAGTACCATATGAAATGATTTTAGGTCAGGCTGCTTTAGAGTCAGGTTGGGGAACAAGTAGATTTGCCAAAGAAGCAAATAATTTGTTCGGCATTAAAACTTGGGATAAAAAAGTACCACATTTATTACCTGAAGGTATTAATAAATGGCCTGGTTGGGGAGTTAGAGTATTTGCTAGTAAATGTGATAGTGTAAAAGAATATATTAGATTATTAAATGAACACCCTGCTTATGAAGATTTTAGAAAGTTAAGATTAAAAACTAATGATCCAATTAAATTAATTAAAACTTTAGATAAATTTTCTACTACAACAGATTATGATAAAAGAGTTATTAAAGTTATTAATGAAATAAGAAAATTGGAAGAATGAAATATATAATTAATGCAATTTTATTTGTTCTAATTTGTATAGCATTGTTTCTTATGATACAATGGGGTTATAATTGGTACACAGGAGTTTGGAGATAAACATGATAACTGAACAATTAAAAATGAGAAGAATCAAGAACGCTGAAAGTGCTTGTAAAAATGCTACAGATGATTGGTTCAAAGATTATTGGTATGGCGTATTTTCTAAATTATGTAAAATGTACAATAAGATGAATTATTTTAGAAAAACAATACACTAATGATGGAAGATAAAGATATAAAGGAATATCATAAAATGGTTGAAAAATTAGAAAAGAAAGAAACATATCAACCATTACCAGATGGATTAATAATTCAAAAATCTTCAATAGAAGGTCAAGGATTATTTACAACAAAGTTTATTGATAAGGATGTGAAGTTAGGTTTAAGTCATATTGTTGTTAAAGATGAACTTATAAGAACTCCATTAGGTGGTCATATTAATCATAGTGATAATCCAAATTGTGTAAAGGTAAAAGGAGTCCTAGGACTCAAAGATGTTGAACAATATAATAAATATTTTTTATACACTATAAGGGATATAAAAGCGTGGGAAGAATTAACAGTTAAATATACTTTTTATAATATAAAAAATGCCAACATATAGATTTTTCAATACAAAAACTGATAAAGAATGGGAAGAGTTGATGACTATTTCTGAAATGGAAGAATTTACTAAAAAGAAACATATTAAATTACTTATACCTACAAAATTAAACATAGTATCAAGTGTAGGTAATGTAGGTAGTAAAACTGATAGTGGTTGGAAAGATGTATTATCAAAGATTTCTGAAGCACATCCAGAGAGTAATTTAGCACAACAATATGGTAAAAAGTCAGTAAAAGATACACAAATTGATAGAGTAATACATAAACATAGAAAGAAACGACAAGGGAAGAAAGTATAAATAGAAGTATGGCAGATTTTGATTTTTTAGACGGATTTGACGAGTCTGGTGATTGGGGTTTTACCTCGGTTAAGAGTAAACCAGCAGTAGAAAGCAAGGCAGAGTCAGAAGCTACAAAAGAAGTTGTTAAGACAACAGCTGATAATGTGGGTAAGGCGGTGTCAAGCGAAATTATTAACAGACTAGAAACAAAATTAGATAAATTATTAAGAGCAACAAACGAAACTAAAGAAACAGTTGTTGCTAAGAACGAAACAGAATTAGAAATCGCTAAGAAACAGATGGATGATGAGTACGATTTGAGAAAAGATAATCTTGGCAAAGAATATAAAGATAGTTTTAAGAAATTAGAAAAACTTATTATACCTCTATTAATAAAATTAGCAAAATCACCCGAGGCCTATATTCATTGGCCGAATAGAGCAGAAGTAATTGAATCACAGTTGAAAAAGATTGTCGCTATTACTCGTGGAAAATAATCACACAAAGGATATCAAATGAAATTAAGCAAGAATTTTAGCCTTAAAGAACTAACGACTAGCCAAACCGCTGAGCGTAAAGGAATTAATAATAATCCTAATGAAGATCAGATTACAGGATTGCAGAATTTATGTGAAAACATATTGCAACCTATTAGAGATCACTATGCTAAACCTGTAACCGTTTCAAGTGGCTTTAGAAGTCCTAATTTATGCATTGCAATAGGGTCATCAGTAAATTCACAGCACGCTAAAGGCCAAGCTGCTGATTTTGAAATATTTGGCACTCCTAATGCTGAATTAGGAAAATGGATTGTAGAAAATTTAGATTTTGACCAATTAATTTTGGAATACCATAATATAGAAGAACCAAACTCTGGTTGGATTCATTGCTCATATAAAAGTCCAACAAATAATAGAAAACAAACATTGAGAGCATTTAGGAACGATAAAGGCAGTACTCAATATGTGGAGTATAATCCCAGCTGAACGCTTGGTGAATTTACTAAAGATGAATTAACTGATATGTACTCCCGAAAAAACATTTAAAGCTTGACTTTGGTTAAATATATGATATAATTATACTATGAATAAACTGAACGAATATTTTAAAAACAATTATGAAGTAAAGAATTTTACTCATATTCCATTACCCACAAATCCAATAAAACTAGTTACCGAAACAATTAATGGTAAAAGATTTTATGTTTTACCTGATGGTAAAAAGTATCCTTCAATTACAACTGTGCTATCGGATAGGAACAATGAAGGTATAACCAAATGGCGTGAGTCAGTAGGTGAACAAGTAGCGAAGAATATAATGAGAAGTGCAGCTAAGCGAGGCACAGCCGTACACACATTAACAGAAGACTATTTAAACAATAAAGAACTATCAAAACAGGCAGTATTGCCCACAGCGCTATTTACTATACTTAAAACCGAGTTAGATCATATAAATAATATTGTTATGCAAGAAGAAAGTTTGTGTAGCCATAAATGGGGCGTTGCAGGTAGAGTAGATTGTATTGCGGAATTTCAAGGAAAATTATCAGTAATAGATTTTAAGACCTCAACGAAGGATAAAAAGGAAGAGTGGGTAGAGAATTATTTTATACAAACGGCTGCTTATTGTGAAATGTATGAAGAACAATATGGACAACCAATTGACCAAATAGTTATATTAATAGTAACCGAAGAAGGTGCAACTCAAACATTCATTAAAAACAAAAAAGATTACTTACCCCTATTAAAACCAGCAATAGAGGAGTTTCATAAGAAATTTAAAGCAGATGGGAAAACTAATTAAAAAAATATGTGGACTATTTTTTATATTATGTTGTACCAATTTATATGCAGGACCAGAAAATTTAGCCAGATATCCTTGGACGCTAATGGATGTACCAGTATGGTGCGGACCTGTAAAAGAAGTTAATAAAGTATTAGAAGAAGAAGGATATGTACCAGTAGAAGCAGCTTTTGGTAGAGAAAAAGCATTACCAGATGGAAAAATTGTTTATATGGTTACAACATATGCTTCAACCAATTTAGAAGGAAATATTTTAAGAACACTAGAAACACCTAAACAACAAGAGAAGTGTGTGCTTAATGTGCTATTTGATTATAAAGCAATAGTGCCAAAAACTGGTGTATAAAGAAATTAGTCGTTGATAAGAAGACAATAACTAGTGAGGACCTGGGTGCAATACCCAGCCACTCCACCATTTAAACAATGCAATTTAAGGGGTGGAACTAGGCTCGACTCGTAGGTAAAACTTTTAGGAGATTAATCGCTAACACCGTACTGTTAATTAAACGCTAACTCACAAGGTTACGCTTTAGCGGCATAGTCCGCTTGGGGTTTGCCTGTACCTCGCAACAGAAACAGGCTTGACTTTTTATAATAAATATAGTATAATATAACCATAATGATTAATAATGATTGAAGGTATTATAACACCAAATAAGTTTGCTTTAATTATAGAGGATATAGTTAAATCAAAACGGATAAGTTATATAGACGCAATTTTAGAGTATTGTAAAGATAATGAAATTGACCCTAGTAATACCAAATCAATGATTAATAAAACATTAAAAGAAAAAATAGCATTTGAGGCACAAAATCTTAATATGCTAAAAGAAAAGGTAGCAAAACTACCATTATAATATGAGGAAAATAAATGTTTGACGATAAAATAAATATGCAAGTACCTTTTGTTCATTTTAAAGTAAGAGAATTAGGTGATTGGGTTGAAACCAATACAGATACTTACTTTAAGGATAAAAGAGTAATAGTATTCTCTTTACCAGGTGCTTTCACACCAACTTGTTC